TAACATTATATGAAAATATTGATGCTGGTAAGTTTAAGAGTGCAACATTACAACAAAATGAATTTACTTCTTTAGCAGGAATAACTGTTGCTAATGCTTTAGTAAGACATGATGTAGTATCTAAAGATGAAGATGTATCAGGTTTCTTATATTTAGACTCTGATGTAGTAGATCCTTTAATTAGATCTATGGCTGGTATGTTTATAAGTAAGGTTAATGAAATAGAAGAACCAACTTATAATCCTAATGATGTTTATAATGACTTGTCTAGAGACTTTAGAGTCTTGTTAGATCCAGATGACCCAAGCAATAAAATCTTAGGGCCTGGTAAAGTTAAACAACTTCAAGAATTAGAAGATGCATTTACTAATTACCCTGAAGATATTAAGAAAGAAGTTTTTGGTTTAATTAATATTATATCAGATCAAGATTCACAAAATGAATTAAATTCAGAAATTGAAGAGGACGGAACAGGAGTAAGAAAAGCAGATGAATTTGATAAAGATGCATCTGAGATAGGTGGATTTAATTCATTGGCTCAGAAGGTGAGAGCATATATTGCTACAACAACAATGGTAGGTGTTGACTTTTTTGGTAAGACTGAATTAAAAGATGGTGTGCCTTTGATTGTACCTGTCAAATTTAATGAAGCATATAACGGATTATTAAAAGCTGTTTCAAACATAAGTGATCCTATAGTAATGCTAAGAAGGATGTATACATACTCAAGGTTAAATCCTAATATGTCCTCTGTAGTTGATAAGCTATTTAATGATGCAAACTTAGACCTTGATACCTTGGCTTCTGATACACCATTTATAAATGTATCTAATCCAAACCTATTACAATCAATGCTTAAAGGCTTTGAAAACTATAAGGTAGATTATTTATTTAATGAAAGAGATGGTGCAGGAAACATACTAATATACACCGCATCTGAAAGAGATGATATAAATGCTCAACTAGACGAATGGTCTCAAGCATATATATTTAAAAGAAAACAAATGAACCTTGATGCTTCAGGTAGCAGGATTGAGGATTTACTTGCTCTGGTTAAGAACATGGAGAATATACTTGGATCAAAAACCAAGAACAAATCAAACGAAGCAACTCAAAAACTTGCAGTAGAGCATTCAGAAAAATTATTTGAATTAACTGGGATAAGATTAAGTCCAATGTTTCTTAACTACAGTTACGTTAAAACATTTGACTACAGTAAACTAGATGCTGAGCAAAAGATATTATATAACTCATATTCTATAGAGCCAATATCAGAACAGTTCTTAGTGACTTTGTATGATCTTATGTATAAGGATTCTAATATATTTTCTAAGAAGTCTGATGGTATGGCTTCTAGACTTACCTATATCAGTTTAAGTAACGCTGCGCTTGATGAGTCTATTGGAGCATCTTCTTTCATTAATCCTAATGGAGATTTGGTTTATGGACATCAACTACCAACTTATCATTTAAAAGCGGTAGCACAATTAAACAACTCAAATATATTAGATAAATTTTCTGCTGATAAATATTTAGATAGAAATTATTTATTAAATAATGTAGCATTTCTAAATTTATCTGATCAAGGTAGAATTAAAGTAACTAGAATAGCAGGTAGTAAAATAAAATCTGTTGTTTCTACTGATCTAAACAATGATGCTCAAGAAGATATATTAAATACATCTTTGAATGATAGTAGATCTACACAAAGCTTTGGTGAGTTTACTCCTCAAGAGTTTGCTGTATCTTTAATTAATAATTACGTTGCTAACTTTAACAGAAGAAGTGGTAAGAATGATATGGTAGATGGTGTTGGACAAATACCTACAGCAACAGCACCTGTATTCTTACGAGTTATGGAAGCTGCTAATACAGGAGACTTAGTTAGTCTGCCTATAATTAAAGCAGTAACAATGAAAGGTGATAATGTTGAATTAACACCTCAACTTGTAAATGCATTTATAAATAGAATAGCATCAGAGTTTGAAAGAATAAACAGAGAAGCTATAGCCTTTGAGGAATTTGGAGATAACATTGCAGGTTATAATGATTCTATGCAAGGCAGAGCATTTAGTTTTGTAAACACAGGTTTGTTATTAGATCCTCTTACTCAGCAAACATTAGCTAATGTAGCTATCACAGCAGGTAAGACTAAACAAGAAATGACATTTGAACAAGGAGTTAAGTTAGCATTGGGTATATCTACTTCAGGTATAAGAGCCGAAGTGGAAAATGGATTAAATGAAGCATTTGCAGGATTTGATGCAATGCTTAATAAACTTCAAGTAAAGAATAATTTATCTACTCAAGTTAGACAAGGGTTAACAATAGGTGAAGGGGTGGCTAGAACTATGGTTGATATAGCCGGTTCTCAGTTAAACTTAAATACTAATGAATCACATAACCTACAACAGATATTTTTTAATAACTGGATTAACGCAGCATCAATTAATGATCTTCTATTAGGAGATCAAGCAGTCTCTTTACAAAGTATGATTGATAAAGTTAAAAGAGCTAAGCTAAATAATTCTGCATATTATAGTGCATCTAGTTTACTTGTTGCACCTGAACTTGGAATTAATCATTCTAGTACAAACTTTGACATGTATGCTTTTGATGAGATCCAAGAGGTATCTTCTTTAACAGGAAATAATATTGATAGTGCAGATGCGCAAGCATACATAACAACTAAAGGTTCAAGGTATGCAACCTTTGCTTTTGGTAGACTAAGCCCATCTATGGCTGGCATGTATGATACATTAGATAGAGGAGAAGCACCAACGAGTGATGATGTTTTTGGTACTAGTGAAAACCCAATTGGTTTTGCTAAAAAACAAGATTTAATAAACTCTAAGAAATATGTTTATATGGATGGTAAGACTGCCATCAAAATGTCTGTTACTGTTTTAACTAAAGAGTACACGTCTAATTATAATGCTGCATTGGGCAAGTGGGAAGCTAAACCTACAATGAAACAACTTCATTATTTGCGTGAGCAGATGGAGGCCAATGAAGATGCAAATAATAATTTTGCTATGGCGGCTCCATTATCTGCTGTAAAGATGATGAAGAGTAACATAAACAAATTGAATGATGACTCTAGTGGTTTTGACACAAGTCAAAATTTAACATCTACTAATTTAAGAACTGAGTATTTAGGTTTACAAGTTGTTCAACCATCTAATAAGATGGAGATAACTGACATGACTCAGATTAAAGATATAATTACATCTGAACAAGATGACCTTGTTGAAATTCCTGGAATGGGTTTAAATGAAAAGGGTCAGGTGATGAGAGTTGGAGATGTCAGAAGATTATATAATGAAGCTATATCAAAAAGGGTTACATTAAAATATAAAAACAAAAGAAATTTAATATTTACTTTTGACACTGCATTAGATGAATTTAAATTATCTAAAAAGAAAGGTGCTATAACTCCAAATCTTGCAGCATTTTTAAATTATGCACAGGGTTCTCTAAAAGCATCTGGCTCAGCATCAAACTTGTTAGAGTTTTTTGGAACTGAAGGCGGAGAGCAAAAGTATAATCTTAACAATCCTTTTACAGCTAAAAAATATGAGCAATTGTTTCTTTCATATTTTAGTAAAGGAACACTAAGAGAGAAAATCCCTGGTACTTCTTTAGCTTTAGTATCATCATTTGGTACTAGATACTATAGAATGGTATATGAAGTTAAGAACGGTATACCTGTAAGATCAGAAATAATAAGACAGACACAATGGAAAGGTGGAGATGCAGTTGAAACTATGCCTGGTGATGGAGTATATCCAAATGGACAAGTTGTTATAGATGTATTAAGAACAGGTCTTATGGATTACACAGATCCTACTGATCCATCTACATCAACAGGTGAAAGGTATAGTGAGGTTGTTATGCCAGCTATGGATAAAAACGTAATGGATTTAATAGCCAACACTGATGCTAAAATACCTGATGCTATATCTAAAATGTTTGGTGTACGTATACCAACACAAGATAAACACTCAGCGGTAAATATGAAAGTTGTTGATTTCATGCCTGCATACTATGGTTCATCTGCTATATTTCCTAAAGAATTAGTTGAGGTATCAGGAGCAGATTTTGATATAGATAAAGTGTATGCTAAAATTAAAGAGTACTATTTAGATAGCAAAAATAACTTTGTTGCTTATGGTAAAGGAGATCCATATACTGAATATGTATTGAACATAAATAAACTAACTGCCAAAGAAGGTACTACGTATAATTCTGCAGCTAAATTATTTAATAATGATGAGATAGCAATTAGATTGGAGAATTCATTAACACCTTCAGAAATGAACAGACTGACTGATCCAGATGGTGCTAACCGATTTACTGAAGATTCTTTAAGAGCAGCATTAGTTCTAGGTCTTCCATCAACTAAAGCTAAGTTTGATAAGTATGTTAAGAAACATGGTACACCAAATGAAGCTATATTAAACAATGATATTTTAGATTACAATTATGCTCTTGCAGGTAACACAGGAATGACTGGAACTGAATTGAGCATGCAAGAAAACAAAAGTGATTTGCCTATTGCATACCAGGCAGCAGATATAGAAGTATTAAAAACTGCGTTTGATGAGCTTGTTAATAATGAGAATATACAACTGTTTAAAGGCAGACAAGATTCACCTATAGATATAGATACATTGACGGGTATGATACAATCATTTGAGGCAAACAAGGGCTCTGCAATTGGAGCAGTTGTTTTACCAAATGCATATTTGAATTTACTTACTGAATACAAAATTGAATTATTTAAAGAAGTTAGAATAGGAAATAATAAATATCCTGGGTTTGGAGGTAAGTTAATAAACGGTGAGAGAAAGCAAGATATAATATCTTCTTTAGTTACAATGGAAACAGATAATGCTAAAGAAAGATTTATTGCCAAGTTGGGATTAAACAGACATGCTGTAGGTATGGCTGCTAATATGACATCATTAGGAATACCTTTAAAAACAACTCTTCTTTTATTGAACTCTGCAGAAGTAAGAGATCTATATGATCTTTCTATGAACAAAAAGGATAAAATGGATCCGGGGTTAGATGATTTATTAGAAAGAAGAATTGGTTCATTAGATGCTAAAATAAAAGCTGAGGCAGATAAAACAGGTAAGAAAACTAAATTTGTTAGTGTAACTGATGAATTATTAGAAAGTGCTGTAGATAGTACAGCTGCACTGTCTGATAACCAAAGAATTCAAATCTTATATTTATTTAATAGAATTAATAAAATAAAAAAATGGTCAGCAAAAATGAGACCTGCAGTTACTTTATCTCAAGGGTTACCTAAAGATGTTCCTACAATTAAGAAAAATATAAAAGATCTTCAAGATTTATTTGGGCCTTTTGCTCAAGCAGATGTGAGTGCTATTTTTAAAAGTAAAACTTGGCAGAGTAATAACCTTAAAATATTTTCTCAAATTTATCAAGAGCTATTACCAAACACTCTTTTAACAATGTCTCCAGAATTTGGTAAGATGTTAGATCCTGTATTAGAAAATTTAGATACTGATAGTGATGGATTTACATTTGAGTCTCAAGCACAAGTAGAACAAGATTTGCTTTCCTATCTTACAATTAAAAGTTACCAGCATTTATTAAACAATAGTTCAAGTAATGCTGCACCCGTAACAAATAATTTAATTTATCCAGGACCAATTAATACAACAGATTTATCTATTGTAAAAATGATTAGAGATGAAAAATTAAGAAGGTCAGAAAACAATGAAGAATCAAATTTCTTTTTAGATTCATTTGTTGGTACAGAATATGCAAATGATCAAGGGAATAATACAGGTTTAAATATAGCTACTTCAAATACATGGAGAAGATTGAATGCAGCAAATATGATTGACCTGCAAACATCTTTTGCTAAACTATACGGAGGGCTTGAAACAAGAGATTTAGCAGTATCCATTCTACATTACATGATGATAAAAGATGGATTACAATTAAAGTATGGTAGTTTAATGAAAGCAATGAGTCCTTTTGTTATTGAAAAGTATCTTAATAATGTAAATACAGTTGAGCTAGCATTAAAACAAGTTGTTCCCTATGAAAAAGCATTTGGTTTAAGTTATGAAGATTTGGCAAATGAATTTAAAGAAGGTTATTTACAATCTAATCCAGTAGGTCCATTGCTTAATAACTATGAAGTAGGTGACCTTAGAAATGGAACAGGTATATTAAACATAATTGAAGATTTTGATGCAGTCAAAAATGAATTTGTAATTACGGATGGTGCTTATGGAGAAGGTAAAAAACCAAAAGATTATGTTAGATTAGCTATACCAGGGACAGCAGTTAGCTATAGATTATTTAAACTAGACAATTTAGATGATAGAACAGCAACATATAAAGAAGTTCCATCAATGGGATCTAATCAACAGTTTGCAGCTGGTTTTGTTGGTGGACCAAGATTAACTTACAAACAAACAAGGAGTACTAAAACTAATAATGATGTTGCAGGTGTTGCACCATCTGCACCAACACAACAAACTAGTGAGTCAGCTGGTGCAAGTGTTGGTACTGATGCTAAAGCTACACAAGAAAAACAAGATGTGTTAAGAACTCCAGGAGCAATTGTTGAAGTCACAAACAAAAGTGTTGTTGTAAAAGAAGATCCTGATGCACCTGCAGTTAATATAGCTGACCCAGCAAAAGCACTAGAAGCCTTGTCTAAGTTAACTGCAAGTGGTACCTTTGACGAAGCAGCTAATGCCAATATTGAAAACAATTCTCAGCAGTTAGATGGTTTAACTGATGAACAACAAAGTGAAGTTGATGATTTGAAAGAAGATCTTAAAGAATCAGAAGAAGTTGCTGAAGCTGAAAAATTAGAAGATTGGTGGGAAGCTAATGTATCAGGTAATACAGAAGCAGAAAATAAAATGAAAGAGCAAGGTATGGCATCATTGGAAGACGCACTACTTATATATGGTGATTTATTTTCACAAACCACGTTGGGAGAACAAGAATTAATAGAAAGACTTAAATGTTTTTTATAATAAAAAAATAAGAGATGGCTAAATGTTATAATAGAAATGATGCTGCATATCTAGCATTAAAAGATGTTTACAAAACTGATCTAAAAACTTCTCAGGTGATTAGTAATTGGCAAGAAGTAAATGATTCTGACATTTTTCCAAGTGCTGTACAGGCTAAGTCAATGGTTTCTGATCAAGAGATTGTTTTTAGTTTAAAGCAAAAAGAGTTTGGTCAAGCAGTTTTAGATAATGTAAGACGTGAAAAAATAGGTAGTAGGCTAGCTGGTCAATTTTTAATTAATAACTCTAACCCTGAGACATTATTATATGATGAATCCTTTCTTGAAAATAATCTGAAAAGGTTCTATAGATATTTAGAAATAAATAATATAGATGAATCATCATTTAAAGTAACAAGAACAAATCAAAGCTATAAGATTGAGCCAATCAATAGTGCATTTGGTAGAAGAGACATTTTAGAAAAGTCAAGATCATGGGATACTAATAGATCAAGAGCTGTAGTAATGCATCTTAAAAGAATGTTTCCACAGGTAAATGTAAAAATGTTATCTGTAGCAGAAGCTAGAATATTACATGAATCCCTACCAAAGTATAATAAAAAAGATGTTGGTTTTGACAACGTAAAATCTTTCTATTACAATGGCACAGCATATCTGATTAAAGGTAGAGTAACTGATGAAATAGCAATTGAAGAAATGTTGCATCCTTTTATAGATGCAATAAAAATGGAAAATGAAGAACTGTTTAATAATTTATTAGATGAAGCAGTAACTAACTTTCCTGAATTATCTGAGGAAATTAAAGATGCATACAATAATCAATCTAGAAACTTCAGTGAAACTGAAAGGGACTTAGAAATTGTAACGCAAGCTTTAGCCAGACACTTCAAAAAAGAATATGAGACAACTCCTACCAAAGGATTTTTAGATAAGATTGCTGAATTATTAGAATGGTTTAAAAGTGTTATAGAAAATTTAAGTGAATACTTAACAGGTAAACAATTACCAGTATCAGCAATTAAAGCTACTACATCTATGAGTGATATAGCTAAGTTATTGAATACAGAAGGTATACAGTTTAAATTAGAGAAGAGAGTCAACGGTAATGTAAGGTATAACTTAACTAAACAAAAGGCTAAAGAATTAAAGGCTGCAAGAGGTGAAGCCAATAATGTACAAAAGCCAATATTAGATCAACTATATAATCTTGCTCAACTTGCAGATCAAGAAATACATCAATTTTCTGTATCTGAAAAGAATGCTGCAGCTGGTGATACACTTGTGGTTTTGAATGAAGAAGATCATGTATACTATAATCCTAATAAAACTAAAGATATATACACCTCAGCTACAACAGCTATTAAAGGAACATTACCTGAAGATAAACAAATAGCACATAAGATTAATTTGGATATTGGTAATGAAATAGATACTCTTTTAGAAGGTGTTATTGGTGGTCTATCATTTGATGCATCATTTAAAAATTTAACAACTGACAATGTATCCAAAGAAAAAGCAAAAGAAGTTTTTGATACGTTGGATACTATAATACAAAACTTTAAAGATCAAGGGTCTATTGTTTTATCACAAGTAGTATTGTTTGATGAAGCAACAAAGATAGCCGGTATGGCTGATATATTTATTATAGATGAATATGGGAGAGTGCAAATTCTAGATTTAAAAACAAGTAAGAACAATCTAGATGATGTAAATGATGATGGCATTAGAAAATATAAAGTTAAATATCCTTTAGCAGCTGATAGTAAACTTATACAATATGGTGTCACAGAACTAAATACAGAAGCTCAACATAATTTACAAGTTGCTTTGTATAGAAGAATGATTGAGAACATGGGCTATGAGGTATCTTATCATGAATGGTCTATGGCAACTATTCACTTTAATGTTGGAATAGAAGGTTACGGAGTTGATCAGGTTTTTAACGGTGAAGTAAACTATGACAGAATATATGCACACCCTATCTCAACTCAATTAGATAAGGTAAACAAGTTAATACCCATATCCAAAAATTCTGCTAAACAAGAATCATTGTCCAAAAAGCAACGTGATGCTTATAATAAAATTTGGAATGGTAAAGATCAAACAACTGAAACCACAGAGCAAGATAAAACTGATGCAGAAAATTTTACTGAATATAATATTGCTGCTGGTTTACTAGAGGACTATATGGGTAAGCTTATTGCTAAAAGAGATCTAATCCCTTTAGTAAAGAATAGTATTTATATCCAGTCTACTCAGAAAAAAGAGATTGATCAAATTTCAAAAACTATAGCATACATTGCAATAGCCTTATCTGAAGATGCGGGTCAACAGTCTGTTGTTTTATCTGAGGTATTACAAGATGCTCTAGCACAAATAAAAGAGTTTAGATCTTTTATGGAAGATCCTAACAATATAACAAAGCCAGAATATTTATCATATGCATTACACTTTGAAAAATACCTAGAAACATTTAAAGGTCTTTATGAATTGACAGATCTGGTTGGGTTAAACAACACACAGAAAAATTTAATTTTATCTTTACAAACACAACTAAATGCATTAAGAGGATCCAAGGGAAGCAGAGGTATAGTTGATGATGCGTTATATGATTACGTACAAGAGCAAGTAAGAACAAAGTCTAGTAATAACTACGGAGGAGAAGGAAGTTACTTTACCAAAGAAGATTTAGACTTAGTAATGGAGTTTGCACAAGATATAGATGGTGTTGAATACCAAACTAGAGATATGGATACTTCAGGTGATGTAATGTTATCTGTTATGGCTAAAATAAGAAAGATACAAACTCAGAAACTTTTAGATAAGGTTGCTCAAAGAGAAGACATAATTAGAAGTCTTGCTCAAAAACTTGTCAAGCTTAATCCAGGGGTACCTTTAAATGAGCTCTATGACTTTATGTTAGAGTTTGTTGATGTTGACGGAGTTAAAACTTTTAGTGGTAATTATGTAACAGCAATAGGTCAAAAATATAATATAAAGCAAGATCAACTAAGATCTGTATTGAGTGATAATGAGGGTACTTGGTATCAATATAGACCGGTATTTAATTTAGATGATGCAAAGAAGACGCCTCAAGGTAGAGCAGATTTAAAGTATAATCAAGACCTAGCAGATAAAAAAGCAGCATACAGTCAGTTCTTTAGAGCAGAAGCAAAAGATGATGAAGGCAGGCTTATAGATGGTATGTATCACAAATATACACAGGAGTTTAAAGATGTAAGATCCAGATATGAAATGTGGAATTCTGGTGGTAGTACATCTGAGACAGGATACTGGAAAAGAAAAGCAGGTATTCCACAAGCTGATTGGATTACATACCGTGCTAGATACTATGATAGAATTCCTTATACAAAAGCCAATAGAGTTAATGGTGTAGCAGATGGAACTATTCAAATTAAAGAAAATAGTTTTGATGTTCCTAAAGTTGAGAATAGAGAAGTAGTATTAGAACCACGTAATGGTGATAGTATGTCAAATCCTAAGTACAATTCAATAATGGATCCTACTAAGACTGATGCGCTTTCTGTAGCACAAAGGGAGTTTTACAATATGTATGTTGATATGTATGAAAAGGATCTACTTAAAAAAATCCCAATTGGTGTAGCAGCAGACATGCTGGGTAGAGCTCCTTTAGTAATGAATAGATTACTTGATCAAGTAAGTAGAAAGGGTACTACATATAGTAAGCTCTATGCTAAAGCTGTAAGGTCTAAAGCATTTAATATGTTTAAGACAACTCAACAACAAAAAAATATACAAGTAGATAATCAAGGATATATAATAAATCAACTTCCAATTTACTATACAGGAAGACCAAGAACAGATGAAGAAAGAGAAAGTGTTCAAAGAGATATTGATGTACTAAAAGAAAAGTACAAGAGTAATAAAATAACTAGAGACGAGTATAAAGATAAGGTTGCAATTCTTAATGGTAAAATGGCTAAGATAATGGCTACTCCAGCATTAGGTCAAATAGATACTGATATGGCATCTAGTTTATTAAAGTTTAGTGCTATGGCAGAAAACTTTGAAACAATGGGTCAAATAGATGATACTCTAAATGCTTTTGTAAAGGTAATAGAAAACAGAACTTATAGCCCTGCCCCAACAACAGGCTTAACTTTACTGAGTAGAGGAAAAGATAAGATTATAAGTAATGTTGGAACTAAAGCAAACCGAACAGAGCAGCAAAAAAATGTTGTAAGAAGAGCAAAGAAGTTTATGTCTATGATTCATTATGATAATGAATTAGTAACTAAAGGAGCTTTTGATAAAATAGCAGATGGTATAATTCAGTTTTCTTCTTTGTCTTATGTAGCATTTAACCCATTTGGTAACTTTAATAATTACTTGATAGGTAGATTAAATAACAACGTAGAATCTTTAGGGGGTAGATTTTATTCTAATAGTGCATTTAAAAGAGCAACTTGGGAATTTAACAAGAGAGCATTACCGGCATTAGTTCAAAGAACAGCACATGGTGGTGCAGAAGATTTACTTGACGTAGTAACATTAGGAATTATACCTGGCTTAGCTAAGGCAGACTATAATAAAAAACTACCTAACAATAAATATGAAGGCTTTGTAGATCAATATAGAATGATGGATAGTATGACAGACATACGTGAACAATCTTCAGCAACTGATGACGGAAAGAGTTGGTTTCAAAGAGCTACTGAATGGGGTTATATAATGCAAGATGCTGCTGAATATAATTCACAGACTAAAGTAGGGATGGCTATATTAATGGATTATATGATTGAAGATGATAATGGAAATTCATTGTCATTATTTGATGCTATGGATTTTGATACTAAGTCTCATAAAAATGTTATGAAAGACGGTTATCATATCTTAGTTAAGAAAGATGGTTCAAAGGTGGAATGGTCAGATGACATGAGGTATGAAATAAGAAATGAAATTAGAGAAGTCAACAAGCAAATTCACGGTAACTATGCTAAAGAAGATAGGATGGTTTTACAGTCTCATACTTTAGGGGCCCTTGCAGTTCAATTTAAAAAGTGGGTTGCTCCTGCAATTAGAGCAAGATACCAAAGAGAATACTTTGATCAAAACTTGGGTTGGATGGAAGGCAGGTATAAATCTGCTTTGAGTTTTATAAACTATGCAATGAGAGAAGTATTTGTTAATCAAAACCTTCATTTTAAAACAATGGGTAAAGATTATATGGATGCTCAAGTCAACTATTACAGTAAAGAAAAATATGGTGTAGAAAGAAAATATGGTGAAGGTGGTAACATGGATCAAAGAGCAAAAAATAAATTATTTGGTTTTTATAGATCTATGGGTGAACTAGGTATAATGTTTAGTGTGATGTTTGTATCAATGTTATTTGATAGAATTCTAAGAGGTGATGATGATGATAGTGATTTTGAAAAAAGACTTAAGAATTTAACAAGATATCAAGCAGATAGAGCCTATAAAGAATTAGTATTATTTATGCCTTCTTTTGCTGGTGCAAAACAAATTGATCAAATGGCAAACTCACCTATAGCCTCAGCTAGATCTGTAACAGAAATGTCTGAGTTTTTGGAAATGTTTATTGTTGGAAATGCTAGATACGGCCTATCAAAAGTAACTGGAAATGAAGAAGAGTTTTTATCAAATTCATCATATGTATACCAGAGAGGGGATAGAAAAGGTGAATTTAAAGTTCATAAAAACTTCAGGGATGTATTTCCAATAGTCTATTCAATTCAAAAATGGAAGTCATATATCAAAAATGCTGATTTCTATATCAAATAAAAGATAAGTTTTTACTTGTTAAATCAGGGAATTTGTGTGATAGATACACCAAAAAAGTGTATATTATTATATAGGATACAAAGACAAATGATACTAATTATGAGAAACATATTGGCATTAGCAGTAGTAATAATCATAACATTCTCATCTTGTGGTACATATGATATATCTACAAGCTATAAAATTAAAAGTATTTTGACAATAACAGAAAAAGGTGACACTCTTGCGGTCCCTGTTAGAGACTTTAAGTTTAGAATACTTGATAATAGAATAAGAGAATTTATAAACCGTGATCCTTATAGATACAATTATAATCAAAATTGGCAACATAGAAATTGGAATCACTATAGTGTTCCAAATATTAATGTTAGAAGTACAAACAGTCCACCGGTAATATACCAAAGACCTATAACTGTACCAATAACTAAACCTGTTAGACCAGTTAAACCTGTTAAGCCTATCAGAATTGTTACTCCTGTGGGATTATCAAAAGAAAATAAAATTAACAATGACAACTAAACTCTTATTAGTGAGCATAACAGCATTCTGCACGTACTTATGTACGTACTTTTTTGATTTATCAATGGAAAACATGGAACAATACCTGGCGGTTTGTTCAGTATTATGGTTAGATGGCATCTTTGGTGTTTGGGCAGGCTGTAAAAGAGAGGGCTTTAAAACATATAAAGCATTAAGAATTACCAGAAACACTTTTGCTTGGATAGCCATCCTGACAGTAATCCTTATGGTGGAGAAAGGCTTTACAGGTACTGGTTGGCTATCCGAAGTAGTTGTAGTACCCTTTATGATACTACAACTTATAAGTGCTCTTAAAAACGCTTCTATGGCCGGATTAATAAAAACAGAAGAGCTTAATAAAATCCTAGATAGAATTGACAATCATAAGGGATTAAGAAAATGAATTAACCTTCACAACTAGAACATTCTAATATATTTCTTGCAAAGTCTTGAGCTGAACTTTTACTAAATTGATAGTATAAAGTTTTAACTCCTTCCTCCCAAGCATACATATACAGTTTATTTATATCTTTAGCTGAGACAGATGGATCAATCATTAAATTTAATGACTGAGATTGGTCAATATATTTTTGCCTTTGTGCTGCTTGCAATACAATCTCTTTAGGAGAGATCTCAACAAAAGACTTAAACACTCCTTTATCAGGAAAGTCTAGATGTTGTACACTTCCATCTTTTTTAAGTATAGATTGCCAAGTCTTAGGATTATTTAAACCATGCTTTTCCAATTGAGCTTCTAAGAAAGGATTCTTATATACTGTTTTAGATTTAGCAAGATCTTTAATAAAATAGTTAGACTTAATAGGCTCAATACCCATGCTCACAGCTCCATGAATAAACGAACTTGATTTAGTAGGTGCAATGGCCATTAAGGTTGTGTTAGCATAACCATCCCTAATAGAATTATATCCGTGTTCTGTATGTAACTTTCTTGATGCTATTTCACTTCTGTCTTTAAGAGTTCTAAATATTTCACTGTTTAAACCTTTAGCTTGTAGTGAGTCAAACTCAATAAGCTTAGATTGAAATAATGAATGGTAACCCATAACACCTAGACCAACAGCTCTGTGATCTTTTGCAAATTTATAAGCTCTCTTCATACCGGGCATTGTTTCAGCCTTAATAATAAACTCATCCATTACAGCATTAAGAAAATACACATATGTTTCTACAGCATCTGTTTCTTTAATCTCATCCCAGTGTAACAGGTTGATAGATCCTAAGCAACAAACAAAAGAATTATAACTGTCTGTAGGTAATTGTATTTCAG